CTGTATTCATATGTAACTCCTGTTGACATCAAGGCACAAGTTACCAATCAACAAGCAGTATTTGAGAATGTGAGGTTAAAGGAAGGTAGTTTCATTACCAATAACTTCACTGTCAATAGTGCTCAGAAGTCACAAAGATTTATTTTAGATAACCAATCGATTGATACAAACACGATTGAAGTTAGAGTTTATCCTAGTGGTGGATCATTCAATGAGCCATACCTGAGGGCAGACAACATTTTGAGTGTTGATAGCGAATCAAAGATTTATTTTCTTAACGAGATTGAAGACGAGCGTTATGAATTGATCTTTGGTGATGGTGTACTTGGTAGAAAGTTAGAAAATAACACCATCATTCAGGTGACCTATCTAGTCACTTCTGGTCCAATCTCTAATGGAGTTAGCACGTTTGTATTTTCAGGGGTGCTAGAGACGCCCACAGGCACCTCTCCCAATGCTTTTGATGTCTCTGTTGATAATGTTGTCGCATCTTCAGGTGGTGAAGATATTGAGAGCGTTAACAAGATCAAGTACAATGCACCCAAATCATTTGGTGCTCAAGACAGAGCAGTAACTTCCAGTGATTATGGTGCGATTGTTCGCAGAGTCTATCCTGCAGTAAGTGACATCATTACCTTTGGTGGCGAAGATCAAGACCCACCAGCATATGGTAAGGTCTTCATTGCTGTAAAACCAAAGGATGCATCTTATCTTACTTCACTAACCAAGAAAGAAATTATTACAGAAGTGAAGAAGTATGCTATTGCTTCGGTTGAACCAGTATTGATTGACCCATCAATTCTCTTTGTGGAGTTGAAGAGTAGAGTTTTTTATGATGGCAGTAAGACTACGCTAACTCCTGCCCAGATCAGAGACAAAGTAATTGGTGCTTTTCAACAGTACATTGATCTTTCTGATACAGAGAAGTTCAATGGAACGTTTAGATATAGTAAAGCAGTGGGTGTAATTGATGATGCAGACAAGACCATCAATTCAAATCTCACAGAAGTTTATATGAGAAAAGACTTCTACCCACAGTTGAATTCTTCTTACTATTACGAAATTTGTTTCCAGAATGCATTTGATAAAGATTGTGAGGGTCCTACTCTTTCATCGACTGGGTTTAGAGTCACCGAATATCCTTTATTTGATGTGTATTTGGAAGATAGGGATGGCAAAATCGTTCTATATAGAATAGATGCAATAACTGGTGATAAAGTTGTTCTAGACAGAGAAGTTGGCGACATTAATTATGAAAAAGGCGAGTTGATGATGTATAACTTAACTATCATTAAAGGTAGTTTCTTTGATAATAGAATCTCAGTTAGAGTTAAACCTGCTTCAAATGATATCAAAGTAAGTCGAGAGGTTTACCTTGATGTAGATGTAGCAAACAGTAGTTTTATTGCTTACAAAGAGTAATTAAATGGCAGTCAAGACCAAGAAAATTTCCACTCTAATTGAGTCGCAGTTACCTTCGTTCATTAGTTCTGAGTATGAACTTTTTAGTAAGTTCGTACAGAAGTACTATGAGCAGCAGGAATCTCAGGGTCAATCTCTTGATATTGCCTTAAATCTAGACAAGTATGCCAATATCGACTTCTATGAGAAGAGCATACTAAATCAAAGCACAATTTTAACAAATAGTATTAGTAGTTCCGACACTACAATTCTGGTTGCAGACGCAGAAGGATTCCCAGAAAAGAATGGTTACTTGCAGATTGGCAATGAAATCATTTTTTATGCAGAGAGATCTGGTAATCTTCTGATTGACTGTTCTAGAGGAATTAGTGGAAATACTCAACTTGGAGATATTTACGAAAAGAGCACCTTTGTAACTACGGATGCTGCTGCTCACAATTCTGGTTCCACAGTTCTCAACATCAGCAATCTGTTTCTATATGGATTGATTAAAAGTTTTGAGGCACAGTATCTCGAAGCCTTCCCAGAGAAGTACCTAAAAGGTGAAGTAGATAAAAGAACTCTGATTAAGAATATCAGAAAGTTCTATAAGTCAAAAGGAACTGATGCATCAATCAAGTTCATCTTTAATACGATTGTTTCAGATGAGAAGCCATCGGTATATAAACCAAGAGACTTTACATACAAGTCATCAGAATCTGATTGGGTAAACATTTACGCTATCAAGGTCAAGGTTGTTAGTGGTGATCCAAAAACTTTGATTGGTAATTCAATTGTTCAGTTACCAACAGATGAATATGGTTATGCTTCGGCAACTGTTGATAATGTATTTCCAGATGGCACATTAGATGATGAAAAAATTTGGAATATTGTAGTTGCACCCGAAACAGTAAATGGCCTGTTCTCTGTATCAACAAAAACTCGTCTAGAAAAAGATTTACTTGCAAATAGTGGCAAAGGAAAAAGAATTGATGTTTTCTCTACCATTGGTTGGGGATCTACAGGCGAAGTTTTAATTGGTGATGAGGTAATTTCATTCAGTGATAAGAATGTTACTCAATTTGTTATCGACAGTAGAGGTTCAACTCCAGTATTACACGAGGTAGGAGAATTTGTTTACAAACCAGTAACCTTAGAGGGATCTGGTGTCAAACTTTTAACACTTGGTATCGTCTATAATTTAAATCCGAAACAAACTCAACCATATTCTGCAGTAGGAGACGAAATCCAAGTATCAACCCCTGGATTTTCTACAATTGATCCAAAAGTTGTAATCACTGGTACAAACACACCAAGATGGATTTTATCTATTGGATCATCTGTAGACATACCAACAATACCAGCATTAGAAACTACATTAGATGGTGTTTCAACTGACGTTGCTGCGATCTTCGAAGATGAACAGTATTATTACATCAGTAGTTCTAGTTTTCCATCTTATAAGATTTTAGATGGTTCTACTGTCGATAAGGAAGTTCTTGATCAGAAACTTCTTCGAATTATCAGAAAGGAAGCAACTACAACAACTGAAGTTTATAAAACTCCAAAAAGAGATGTTGGAATTCTTTTAAACGGTGTTCCTATCTATGGATATAAAGATCAAGAAAGTGTACGTTTTGGTATCTTAGAAGAGATAAAAGTAGATACTCAAGGAACTGGTTATGCAAAACCACCATTTGTGTTAATTGATGGTGTGCCAAATCAAGCAAGAGCAGTTCTATCTGGTCAAGTTGTAGAAAGAATTATTGTCGATACTCAAACTGTTTTTCCAAGAACTCCAGATGTCACAATTACTTCTGGAAGAGGTGCGGTTGTAAGAGCAGTTGTTACTGGGGGCAAAGTAACAAGTTTAATCATTGATAATCCAGGAGAATTCTATTCTTCTCCTCCATTAGTAAGAATTAGAGACAATGCTGGAAGGGGAAGATTTGCTGACTATACAGCAATAGTTAATACAGATGGCAAAATAACTGGATTTATTAAAAATGAAGAGGGTAATTTCTATAATCAAGAAACAGTAATTGTTGATATTATCCCTGTTGGTAAAGGTGCATCTGGGACCCCATTTCTAAAAGAATGGAACAAAAATAGATTCACAAAACTATCAAGTCTTCTAGATACAGACTACGGATACATTTTCCAAAACTATAATAATATATTGGAGTATGGATATGGTCATGTTGCAAATCCAAAAGCACTTAGAGTTGCATTAAATGATAATATTAATAATGCTGGTTCAGAACCACAAACAAAAATACATTCTCCAATTATAGGATTCGCATATGATGGGAACCCAATATATGGTCCATTCGGTTATGAAGATCCATTAAATCCCCAATCATCTATTGTTAGGATGACTTCAAGTTATTTCCTTAACAATAATCGTCCAAAAGGACCTTCCACGAGAACATATCCACTAGGTACTTTTGTAAATGATTACAATTATATTCATAAAAGTGGATCTTTGGATCAAAATAATGGTAGATTCTGTGTTACTCCAGATTTTCCAAGTGGAACTTATGCATACTTTTTAACTATTGATGCAGCACAAGTTCCACAGTTTCCTTATTTTATAGGAGAAAACTTCTATTCATTACCAGTTGATAGCAATTACAATTCTAACATTAACCAAAATGATGTTCCGAAGAAATCAAGAAGATTATTTGTAGATGGAATGCCACGCAATGGGGAAGGGTTGATTGCACAAATTGCTGAAGTAAAATCTGGAACTGTTGATGATATTGAGATATTAGAGTCTTCCGATAATTTTTCAACGAACTCAAAAATTTATTTCGATAATAAAGGAAGTGGTGGAGAAGGTGTAGAAGCAGTTGTTGACTCTATTAGGGGAAAATCTGTAAATTATTTACAAAGTAAAGAAACTAAAGTAGTACAATTAACTACTATACAAACCGCATATTTATTTGCTAATGATACTTTGAGGCAACCATCTTCTGGAGCTTACGGAGAAATTGTTGGAACGGTTGCAAATGATAACTTAATTGTTTTGAAAAATGTAAGCGGAGTATTCAACAATACTGGCACATTCTCTGCTGATATTAAGACATTTTCTGTCTTGATTGATCAAGATAGTTCATATACAGAAGGAGCAATTTTAAGTTTAACTGATGGAATTAACCTTCCTATAGCTACTGCCGAAATTTTAGAAGGCACATCTAGACAAAACGTTGTAAAAATTAAAGTTCTTTCTGGAACTTGGATTGTTGATGAAGATTATTTCATTCAATCTAGTGATTTATTCAATACATCTGGATCAAGAATTATTCAGTTGGTATCTTTGAGCGATAATCTAGAACCATTTGATGTAAACCAAAGTGTTGCTCTTATAGAAACAAATACCAATCATGGTCTTGGTATAGGAGATGAAATAACAGTTGATATTAACCCCGACGATCTCACAAAAACAAAAGAATATTTTGTAAGAAAAAGATTATATCAAACAGTTAAATTTGTTCCTCCATCATATACATCCGAAGTTGATTTCACTGGAATTGGCAGATTTCAAATATTAAATGGTGGCGATGATTACACACCAGGAACATATAGTAACGTTTCATTGACTGGTGGTTCTGGTTCTGGCGCTAAGGCAACTATCACAGTTTCTTCCAGTGGCATAGTAAATTCAGTTATTCTTCAAGATGGTGGATCTGGATACAAGAAAGCAGATTATCTTAGTGTTGATGATGAGGATTTGGGAAGATCACTCGCTTCTCTTGGAAATGCTAGATTAATAATTTATGTTGATCATGTGGGGTTTGCTTCTGGTGCTACTTCACTTTTTGTAAAGGATTCAATTGGAGCATCTGTTGGAGATTTATTGCAGATTGGAAAAGAGGTTGTTGAAATATCTTCTATTTTAGATAACAAACTCACTGTTATTAGAGCAAGAAAGGGAACAGAAAATTCTGATCATTTTAACGGACAAACAGTTGAACTATACGAACCAAAATATAATTTTATTAATAACTTCCAACTTTCAAATAATACTCATACTGGATATATCAAAGAGTATAATTACGAAACTCAAGAAGCTACTATTGTATTTTCATACGCAACTCAAAAATTAAATGCTGAGCAAGTACAAATTAGTACAAGCTTTTTTGATTCTAGCACTCCAAAAAAACTAGTTGAGGTTCAAAATGTCAGTTCAGCAGATTACAAGTTTGAGTTTTCTGAAGATAATTTAAACTTTATAGCAAACCCAAATATTAATATTCAAGAATACTACAGGTACAAGTTTGATACGTCGCACTCTTCTCTCGTTGGAACATATTTTGATATTAGCCCTAGTAAAAATTATAATTTAACAACAGAAGAGAAGTTATCATCAACTATTTTACCAGGAAGTACTGGTTCTTTTACTGATGTAAAGTTTGGGTTTGGTTCTAGATTATCAAGTAATTCTTACTCTGATAAAGTTGGAACTAAGT